CAGCGAACCCATGCGGTACGGGTTGCGGCAGACCAGCTGGCTGTAGTGGGTGATCCAGATCACGTCGGAGTCCTTGGTCTTAGCCATGGGCTTGGCCTCGAAATCCTTGAGCACCATGTATTCAAGAAGCTCCTCGTCCACGAAGTCCATGCGGGTCTGGGAGTAGCCGGGCACCTTGATCACCGGCGCACCCTCGAAGTCCAGCGCCTGGTAGCCGCCGGTAAGAACTCCCGGGACCTGCTGCCGGCGCTCGGCGCGCAGCAGATCGCCGTAGCGATACCACTGGGTCGAGCCGGCATAGACCGCGGTCACCCGGCCGCCCCGCGCTTCCACCGTGGACTTCACGTCCCGCATCAGTTCCTCGGTCAAATTGCGCGGGGTGCCGCCGTTGGCGTTGACGTAGGCCTTCCACCAGGTGTAAGTCGCGCGGTCGAGGTTGGCGTAGACGCCGGTATCCGCAATGGCGGCGAACAGCCCGGTGATGTCCTTGCCGGAGTTGCCGGTACCGTCCGACATCAACTGGGTGTTGATGTTGCCGCGCATATCGGAGAGGCCCATGTCCAGCTCCGTGCGCAGCGCGGGCACGATCATGCCGCCCGCGTCGCCCACCGCCTGGGCCAGCCCGGAGACCTCCACCTCGACCTTGTTGAGCTTCCAGCCGAGGAAGGCTTTCTTGAAGCCCTGGTTCCCGGCACCGGCCGCGGAGTCGCCCTCCGCGTAGGAGCCGGCGGAGGCGTTTCCGGCGTAACGCACCGGCCAGCGGATTCCGTCGCCCGCGCCCTGCTTGCGCTGGATGCGGGTGAGCAGGAAGGTGTTGGTGAACAGGGCCTCTACCCACGGGCCCTTGTACAGCTCGACGATCAGACCGGCGAGCGTGTCTGTAGTTGCAGCCATATCTCACTCCTTCTTCAGCCCGCCATGACGTTGGCGATGGCAAATGCCGGGCTAGGTCACGCCGGTGCGCAATGCCTGCTCCAGACGATCTCCAGCCTCGGCGAGATTCTTGGGAGGCGGCGGGCTCTGTTGAGCCGGATTGCTCGCCGCCCCCACACTCTGCGGCTTCGGTTGCTGCTGCGGCTGGGAGACCAGGTAGGGCTTCTCGTTCACCAGCGTCTCGACGACCTCGTCCATCCCCGTGACCTTGCCGTCGTCATGCACCTGCACGGCCCCGAACGATGGCAGCGACCTGGCGATCACGAAGGCGACGTCCGGATCGACAACCCCCTTCGTCTGGGCGGCGAGCAGGAAGCGAGCGCGGATGGCGTCGTCCTTGCGGGCAGCCGCCTCTTTCTCCCGCGCCTGGCGCTCCTTCTCGTAGAGCTCCTTGAAGCGCTCCTGCTCCTCCAGGGCCTTGCGCTCGGCCTCTTCCTGCGCGGCGGCGATCTCAGCAAGGCGTCGTTCTGCCGCCTTTGCGCGGGCAGTCAGGGTCGCCATGCGTTCCCGCACGGCGCCCGTGAACTGCTCCTCACCCAACTCCAGGGTGCCGTCCTTGACCAGGCGATTCACCTGCTCCTGAGTCAGCTTCACCTGGATGCCCTTCGCCTGTGTCGCCGGCGTGTGCGTTTGAGTCTGGGCGCCATCGGTTTGCTGACCCTGGGGCGGCTGCTGGCCGCCTGTGGCCGGCTGCCCAGCCTGGGCTGCCTGTCCCCCGGATGCGGACTGCTGCGCCCCGGCGCCTTGTGCGGCGCGTGCCGACTGGGCTGCGTTTGCACCCTGGCCGGCCTGCCCCGAGCCTGCCGAAGCGGTGTCGGTCTGGCCCTGCCCGCCAGTCTGCTGCTGGTCTTGCTGGTTTTCGGTTCCTTCGCTCATGGTCTCCCTCCGGTTTACGCCCCGCGGCGGGTCTGCCTGGATATCGCTCCGGCCGGCGGCCAGGTATCGCCCTGGCGGGCGGTATATCCGAAGCGGCTTGCCCGCGTCAGCGGCAGCCGTCAATCGGCGCTCATGTCCTCCGGCGGCTCCTCCTCCATCGCGCGGTAATGCTTACGCACGTGCGCCAGCGCCGCCACCCGCGCCGAGCGGGACCACTTGACTCCGCCCCGTGCCCCCGACAGCGCCCCCGCAAGGGCGTGCACCCCGGCGCGGTTCACCACCAGCGTGTCGCCGCGCAACTCATGATGCGGCCCGCCCCACTCGCTGCGGTTGTCGAGGTCAGGCGCGTAGGCGAAGGCCTCGCGGATCGCCTCGGTCGCGCCCGCCTCGCCCTCCTCGCGCGCCTCCGCCAGTCGCCGGGCGAGGGCAGTCTTGTCCACGTCGCCCCAGGCGCGGTCCGAGATCTCCGAGTTGTCAATCTTGATCGCCATGGCTGCCTCCATCACTCGCCGATGGGTACATCATCACAGGCCCGCAGGTGCCGCCGTAGGTGGGCCAGCGCATCCACGCGCGCGGCCTGAGGGATGACGTTGCGGTCCTCCTCGCGGGGGTAACTCATCACCCCTGTCGCCCGGTAGAGGGCGTCGCGGTTGATGATCAGCACGCCGTTGCGGACCTCGTGGTGCGGGCCCACGGCCTCCCGACCTGGCGGCGCATAGCAGAAGGCCTCTGCGATCAGCCCGGCATCGGCATCCCGCAGCGCCTCGCGCAGCGCGTCCTCCGCCTCCTCGTCCCACGCCGCATTGCTCACCCGCTCGTTGTCTATGAGCAGCATCGCTATCCTCGCGCCTGCCTGACTCACCCCGTTCGGCCCAAAAAAGAAAGCGGGCTCCCCCGAATCCCGATCTCTCGGAACTCAGGGAAGCCCGCCTCATCTTGCTCGATGCCAGCAGGCGAACGCCTAACGGCTATTCAGTTTCCGGGTGGGCCGCCCGGCCCCGCGGACATAAGCCCGCCGAGCGGCCCGATCTGCACGTTCAGCGCATGCAGGTTTGGGAGCAGTTTAGCACCGCGCGGCGCCCCTGTCAATCCTCTTGGGGGCCCATCTGGTAGCATAGCGATTATGTCCCCATGCAACTGCGGGTGCACACAACGGCGGGTGCAAACAGCAAGCGGAGTAACCGCAAGCGTAGCTGTCCGGTTTGTGGCGGTTAAGGAGGCATTCGGTGTGTCTGTGGCTGGGGGTTGCCGAAGGCGGCGTTTGGGTTTGCTGGGTCCTCGATATCCTCAAGATCGGCGAGCAGAACACCAAGTGAAATCCTGTCAAGCGCGCATCCCGCGCGGCGCGAACGGCCCGCTGGTCACACACAACATATGGGGTCTTCCCGAATGCCCTGCCCCTAGATGCAGCGGTTTGCCGCCAGAGAGGTACAGATTCCCATCGGCATTACTGACAACCACCGCCGTGCTGGTCACACTTGGGCCGCTTGTTGTGGAATACCTCTATCGTGGAAACTTGTGAATGGTTATGTGGAAGAATCTCACGGAGGCATTATGTGCCGAAGGAGGTGATGAGCCGTGGGGCACATTTTGCTCGCGCCGGGAGGCACCAGTCCGGTGGCTCCGGACTGACTGCGCGTCGCTCCGGCAGTGGGCACCGAGAGGCTAGCCATCTCCCGACCACTGCCGGACGACACTCCCGGAAGGCTGGAGGTCACAGCAGCCTGTGAGAAGAAGGCCGGAAGGCCGGTATGCAGCCTTACCTGCCCACTGTGACTTGGAGCCGGGCCTCGGATTCCTGCATGCCGCCCGGACGGTTGGCCTCCGTCCCGACGGAGAGTCCGGGGCCTGGCACCGCTTGTCCTTTCCATATTACGCCCCGATTTTGAGATGGGTCAAGTTGCGGTTGCGGTCGTGTCTCGGCCGCTCCGCCGCCATCAGCCCCGTATCGGCGCTTCACGCTAGGGCCTACTGCCCGCAGGGAAAGACGGTACCCGTCGAGAATGTGGGAGCAAAACCTAGTGGGAACGGTCAGCATGCCCAAACCGGGGAAAAGCGAGTCCCAGCCACAACTGCCCGCTCGCCTCGGTGAGATATGCGATTGGATCTCGCAGCAGGTGGGAAAGTGGAGCCTTCCTCAATCGCTCCACGTAAGGAAGGCCGCTAGCGCTGCAGACATGCGGAATGTCGTTAACTTAGGCATTCGGGCGCTTGGTTCCCATGCGTTCGGGGAGGGGGCCTTTATCCTCTGGCAGCGTGACCTGCAAGCATTCTATATTGCTTACTGGGTAGCAGGCGGACAGGAAGAACCAGTAGGTTACCTTGACTTTTTTGGAATTGACCCCGCCGTGCGGTTCTTCGAACATGTCTTGCTGTGTGATGGTAGGCCCGAGAATTTCGAGAACCCTCGAGCCGAGAGAATAGCCGTTGCTGCTGTCCCGCGAGGCGAGTGGAGGCGACTTGCACGGATTGATCTCTATGTTCCTGCGCTTGTTGCGGTGACGCCCACGCGCGTATCCCCCCAATGTGCTTCTCTGGTCAGGGGGCACATCTGCGTTGCGCTATTGAGAGAGGCATGTCGCGATCTAGCTCCTTTCCACAACTTGATCCTCCGGCGCCTCGCGACGACGCTCGTGGAGGTGGCCCCTGGTTCCCCGGTGCGCTATCATGCAGAGCGATGGGCGAAGAAGCTCGGATTTGGCAAGTTTGACGCCTATGAGCGTCTACACCCTATGGTTGGGCTTCATGCGGCCCTATATGCTTGGCCGTTCTGCGGTCGCCTCCGTCGCTTTTTTCGAAGGCTCCACAGACTTGCCGTCTTTCTCAAGCCGTTCATGGAATTCCTGGCTTGGGCGTGGCGCCTCGTCCGGAATCTTCTTGTTGTCGCGGGAATAGCCATATAGTCACTGGCGGGGGATGGCTCTTCTATGGCAGGGCGCTCCAGGCCATACGTCGCTCCTTTTTCGGGATTCGGTCGGGAATGAAATACCCGATTCGTCTCCCCTCATTCTATCAGGCTGCGAAGCCGTTCAGTCTCCGACGCGGCGGCCTACCAGTGCTGCCGAATTCTCCCATTGGGGAGCGGATTTCCCGTCGGAACTGCCGCTGCAAGTCCGCCGGCGTGCGGTTCAGCAGGTCGGGTGAGATAATCCCGCGCTTCTTCTCCTCGTCGGTTGCGAGACGCTCTACAAACGGCGTCAGCACATGTACACAGCGCGGGTGGAAAGGCGGGCCGCCGTTGATCGCGCTGATCGGCGGGTACACGGGGTGCGGCTCGTCACCGATGTTGACGATGACGTTCTCGTAGTAGAGGCAGAAGTCTCCCGCGTTGTGAGCCGAGACCTGGGCGAGGGTGATGTTGTGCTCGCGCAGCCGGTTGATGGTGCCCTGGGTCATGGCCTCGCGCGTGGTCGTCCGCGCCACCATCTCCGTGTAGCGGTCCAGGTCCCACTTGCGGCCGAGGCGATCCGTGAAGAACGGCCGTCCCTTCTCAATCAGCCGCTCCTGGATGGCCTTGCTGACATCCAGTCTCGTCTTGCCCTCGACGATCCCCTTCGCGACCTCCTCCATGCCGACCCGGCGGAAGACGTCATCAGCCCTTCGTCCGATCTGTGCGATCGCGAAGTCGGCCGTCCGCAGCAGCTCCCCGGTCGCCGCTTCCGCCGCCTCGCGATGCACCTGAGCGAAAACGTCAGACTGCGGGCGCCCGAGGTTGATGCCGGCGCGCCGGATGTTGCGAATCCCGTCGTCGGCGAATTCCATGCCGAGCCGATACGAGGCCGGCATGTTCATCTGCGCCCAGGCCGCGGTCTCATCGCCCAGATTGCTCAGCACGACGTTGTACTGCCGCAGGTGGGCAAGGGCGTACCGGCGCTGCGCGAGAGTGGCGGAGGCGCTGCTGAGTACTTCCAGCGCGTCGGCCATCCCCTTCCGATAGACGGCCGCGAGGGAATTCAATGGCCCCTCGAACGCCCGCCGGAACTCCTCCACCTTGGCGCGGCTGATGAGCCTGGGCATGTCTCACCCCGAACGCTGACGACGGATGTGCGCGAGTAGCCGCAGCAGGCAGAGCAGCAGGCGCCGCCACCAGGGCGCGGGAGTGGGGGAGGAGGCGGTTTCCGCGGCTGCCCGCTCGAGCAGCCGCGCCTCTTGCGCGGCCATGAGACGCCAGACGTCTTCGCGGCGATGCCCCGCCAGGCCGAGCTGCTTGCGTCGGCGCTTATTCATCGCCCCGTAGACGCGGCTGTGGAACAGTGGCGCAGACCCGCCCTGAGCGCAGCCGAAGGGTCTCAAATCTGCGCTCCTTCCGCGTTCTCCTCGCCGACGTCGCGCCGCGCGGTCGAGCCACGCCGCCCAGCCGCTCCGGTCAGCGCCACCGCCTGGCCGGTCTCTTCGGCGATCCGCGCCATCTCCGCCTCGACCGCGTCCGGCCCGTCGAGCCTGCGCACGGACGATTCGATGCTGGTGTTGCCGGCGGCCAGACGCTGCGCCTCCATCTGCACCATCTCCATCATGTCCTCGGGCAGACCATCCGCCCAGTTGATGACGGGCGCGCGCGGCTCATATCCCGCGCCGCCGTGGATGGCCTCGAGCTGCTGCGCGCACAGCAGCGCCGCTTTGAGCGCACGGTCGTAGTACAGCCGCTTGCGGTTCACCTTGGCTAGGGTGCGCAGCAGCCGCAGCCGCAGCGCCCGACCCGACTCGGCCACGCCGTATTTGTCCAACCCGAAGGCCGAGGGCGCGGTCTCGCTCATCAGGAAGATCATCTCCATCAGCCGATCAACCTCGGAGAAGGCCGCGGTCAGATGGGCGTCCCAGGTGATGTACGACGGCGGCTGCTCGCCGGCGCCCAGTTGAATGGCCTCCATGCGGTCGAACCGCACCTTCCCGTCCTCGTCCACGAAGCTCGGCGGCAGCACGATCTTCGGGGCGACGTGCTTCTGCAGCACCTCGTCAATCTGCGATATGCGATCATTGAGCGCCTCGAAAAGCGACTCCAGCCCCTCGTAGTCGCTGATCCCCCAGAAGCGCGAGCCGTAGCGGAAGTTGGGCGCGTGAAAGATCGGGATGTGGTCGAGGCCGGTCTCCTCCTCTTCGGGCAGGTCCTGGTAGGCTTCGAGAGTATTGAGGGGAATCTGCTGGAGCGCCTTGCCGCCAATGCTGATGGTGGCGGCCTGGCTGCCGGACACGGTGAGGGTGGAGATGCTGCCCAGGTCGAAGAGCTGGTGACGGATGACGCCTGGCTCGTGCACCTCTGCTCGCAGGTAGGCCCGCTTTGTGTCCTGCGGATCACGTTTCACCCAGGCGAGGGTGACGCGGACGACCCTGCGCACATCGTCGTCATCCAGTTCGGGGAAGTAGATGCTGGCCGGCACCTCCTCGATGATCGCCTCGGGTTGGTCGGCCTGCGGAGTGCGCTTCCCCCAGCGCACCTTGTAGACCGCGTCTCCCCGGAACGAGTTGCTGAGCGCGGATTCGTAGTTCGCGGTATGCAAGTTGTTGCCGGCGACGATGCGGTCGAGGGCCTCCTGCACCTGCTCGTCGCCATCGGGAGCGAGAAAGTCCGGCTGCTCGCCGAACAGGAGGTCAGCCGAAAGGCGGGAGATCACGCCCGCCATGTTGGCCGCGATGTATCGCCGCAGCTGGTAGCGCCCGGGCATCCCGGCGTACAAGTCCTTGTGCCGGCCCAGGAACAACTTCTCGTAGCGCGCGTAGGCCTCGACGCGCTGCCGATGCTCAGCAGGCGGATATGTCTTGAAGTCGATCGCCATCATGCCCTCCGGCCAAAGAAAAAGACGGCCCGCCCCGATCACGTCGGGACGCGGGCCGCCTCATCTTGCTCGATGCCAGCGGTCTCTGCGGCGGACTTGCAGTCCGCCGACCTGCCTGTGCGTGTCCGCACGCAGACAGGTTATGCCCGGATTATCGTACCAGAGCGACGATTCCCGGCCAACTGCAGTGGATTATAACCACCTGCCCTCTGCCCGTCAACGTCCGCCCCGCCCTGAGCTTGTCGAAGAGCCCTCGTCTCGCGGAAGCGGCGGCGCGTCGCGGTCGAGCCGATAACTGGGCTTGCGGTCCATGACCTCCACGCGCTGGGGCACGCCGTCGCTGTACGTCACCTCGAACGTCACCTTTCCATAGCCGCCCAATTGCTGACCCTCAAACGCGACGATCTGGGTCAGCCGCTGCCAGTGCCACGTCTCGCGGGAGGATTCGCGCGCGTCGCCCACATCACCATCCCTCGGGCCGCTGCGTCAGCCCCCGGGCGGTCGGGCGCTTCCGCACCTGCCACGCGATGCCGATCGCCATCACCCGGTCGTCGTGCTTGCCCTCAGCCGCCTCCTGCGACCCGGAGTCGGTGGTCACGAAAGTGAAGCACTCGTCCACCAGGTCCGCCGACATCATCCGCAGCGCGCCGGAGGCGATCGCCGCCGCCAAGTCGTCAACCAGGATGGGCTTCGTCGCCTGATCCGTGGGCCACCCCAGCACAGGCGCCGACCGGCCCATGTGGTCGTAGCGGACGTGCGTGTAGAGCCGCGGGTAGCGGCAGACGTTGCGCAGCGTGTTCAGTGTCGAGTGCCCGTGGTTGTTGCGCTCCACCGCCACCCACGCCCAGTTGTACCACTTGCCCAGGGCGGCCAGCAAGTGTCCGAACCGCTCCGGCGCGATTCGCCCGTGCAGCTCGGCTGCCTGCGCCCCGCTCTCCTTGTCGAGCACGACTGCGGCCGACGCGTCCCCGCCAGCCAGTCCTTCGCCCACGTCCGCTCCGATGACGTACTGGCGACCCTCCTCCGGTTTCGCCCACACCACCAGGCGCGCGGGCGCGATCGGCAGCGCCTCCCCGCGCATGCCGGTCAGGGCGGTTACGCTCACCGCCGCCGGCGCCGCGGCGATCCGCGCTTGGGCCGCCCGCAGCGCCTCGGTGTCGAAGCAGCAGCGCCCGCTGGCCAGGAAGCAAGTGACGTCGTCCTCGGGGTACTGCTCAGCGAAGTGCGCGCCCAAGTCGCGCCGTTTCTGCCGCCGCCACTTGATCTGGCCTAAGGTCAGACCCCAGCGGCGAATCAGGGCGATCTCTTCGGTTGTGAGCGGTGTCACTTCCACGCCATCACCTGGCACGGCTGGTCGCGCCCGTGCCCCAGACGCGTCCTGCAGTTCATCGCTTGAACCGCCGGTTCAGCGCCAGGATGAACAAGGCAATCAGCGGCGGCCCGACCACCCCCTCCGCCACAGACAGGTAATGCCCCGCCGGATACACTGGCTGCAGTGGTCTGTCACCGCGGAGCAAGAAGCACATGACGGAGTACCAGAAGCGCGACCAGAAGCCCTCCATGGACAGCGATGCCGCCGAAGAAGGGCTGGGCTGGAGAGCGAAGGCCGGAATGCAGGTGAAGGCTAACGCAAAAGCGAGAACCATGCCCACGATCCACGCGCCCGCCCGGACGTAGTCCTCGCCGTACCCGCTGATCCATCGGTAGAACGCAATCGCAGACAGGTAGCGCCTGTACGTGGCTCGTAGCCAACCCTTACACGGCTCAAGCCGCCGCATTTCCATCTCGCCGAAATGAAAGTCGCCGGCGGTGATGGGATCGCGCCGCTCCTCGTAGTTGTGCTTCAACTGCCGGTAAAGGTTACCGATCAGGGCGTAATCCTTCTCTTCGCCCTCTTTTTCGGACGTCAATTCATCCCGGACCGCAAAGCGACCACCAGAACGCCTGGCCCACTCAACAGCCGTGAAGTCCACCTGCCGCACATCGGCGCCAAGGAATCGCGTCCGGCCAAGGAAGGCATGTTGGAATAGGACTTTCTCCGACTGATGAAAGCGAGCCCACCTGAAATCGGCATCCGCTTCGCGGGAGAACACCCAATTATCTCGGTATCCGGCGAACAGCGCCGCGCCCTCGAACCTCGCCACGCTGAAGCTCGCCACGCTCTGGAACGTCGCTTGAGAGAACTGCGCCGCGCCCTGGAACGTCGCTGCGTAGAAGTTCGCCTCGCCCTGGAAGGTCGCGAAAGAGAAGTACGCCCCGCCCTGGAAGGTCGCCGCGTAGAAGTTCGCCTCGCCCTGGAACGTCGAATTGGTGAAGCGCGCCGCGCCCTGGAACGTCGCCCCCCGAAACCAGACCGGCCCGTCGAAAGCCCTGTTGCCGAAATCCGCGCCACCCGGAAATACAAAGCCGGTGAAGTCGTAGTCCTTGCGAGCCAGCATGGCCCGGATCTCGTGCTGGAAAGCTGCGGCGTCCTTGTCGGGCTTGTCGGAATGGCAGATGCACAATCCTTGCTCGTCATACGGCTCCCGCCCGCAGCGGGTGCCGTCGTGCATCTCCACGGGGCACGTGGCGGCAGATTGCTTGGCCTCAGGCTCAGCCATCGCTTTACACCTCCCCCAGTAGTGGCAGACGCTTTCGCTGGCTGGTCCTCAAGCCCCTGTATCTCATCTACCCAGTCGGCCGCAGCGGACGTCTTCAGGGGATCGTTGTCTCACACCCTGACGGGAACTCCGGCGGATCTCAGTTGCTTGCTCCACGCCGCAATCTCCTCTGGCGTCGGCGGGATGGTGTATTCCGCATCCTCCCACCAGACGTAGAATTGCGGCGTGAATCGGTTCTCGCGCGCTTTCGCCGCCACCCACAAATCATGGAAGTAGTTGCCCACGCCGTTCGCCGTGGACTCGAGCACCACGCGGCCGTCGGCCGGCACCGCCTCCAGCAGGCCTACCAGCGACTCCTCCGGGTGCGTCCAGCGCGACACCTCGGAGCAGTGCAGGTTGTTGATCGTCAGGCCATGCCCGAACCGCGTGCTGCCGGCGGTCCCCACGAAGAAGGATGAATTCAACGCCTCCCACACCAGTTCCCGCCGGGTGTCGTATTTCGGTGTGCCGACCTTCAGCTTGACCACCGCCGGCAGCCGCTCCCAGAACAACTTCACGATCCCGAAGATCTTCTGAGTGCTCTCCAGGTCGTGGGCGATCAGCGCCGACACCGTGTTGGGCCGCAGCAGCGTGTCGGCGAAGAACATGGCGCTGATGAGCGTGGTGAACCCCAACTGCCGCGGCTTGAGGATGATGTCCCACGCGGTGCGGTGCTCCCAGTAGTCCCGCTGCGCCGCGTTGAAGTGCAGCGGGATGACGCGGCGATCCTTGGTGCGAATCCACAGGTAACGCTCGATCCAGCCCCGGGGATCGTCGCGCTCCTCAAGGATCTCCCTGATCTCGTCTCTCAGCAGGCTGGAGCAGCTCATCAAGGAAGTCGAGGGCCGCGTTGGCCTGCTCATCCGTGAGCTGCGCGAGGCGACGCTCGATCTCAAGTCCACCAATCAGCACCTCCTCGGGCACGCGCTTGACCACGCCCAGGGACTGCAGCAACTTCACGCGATCCTCGAGCGTGGTGAGAATGATCCGCAGGAAGCGGCCGCGCGCGGGCGATCCTTTCGGCGCCTCCATCATCTCCGCCCACGCCTGGCGCGCCACGGCGTTGGTCTCCTCGATGATCTCGGCGGCAGCGTCGAGCACGGCGGATTCGAGTTTGCCGCTCTGCTTCAGTTTCTCGTGGACGCGCTTTCGAACCGTCGCCAGGTCGCGGTCCACGGTGCGTTTGCTGACGCCCACCACCTCGCCGATCTCGCGGATGGTGAGTTTGCGCACCAGGGAGAGCGTCCACACGCGGGCGCGGCGATCCTCCACCGCCCGCGTTAGTTCGCCCCGCGTGCGCCCTCTCGTCGGCCCCCGCTGCGCCTCACCAGGCACGGATCAGCCCCTCAAAATTGCGAAATCGCGCCATTTCGCGCCACTTGTACGCTCTCGTGAGCGTGGTCGGCGAAGGTTTTCCCCGTCTCCATGTGGCGCGCCTGGCCCCCGGTCATGGTCTGCCACCGCTCAATCGCGACATCGCAGTAGCCTGGAAGCAGCTCCATGGCGACACATCTGCGCCCGTTCTGCTCCGCGGCGATGATGGTCGTCCCCGAACCGGAGAAAGGCTCGTAGACCAGCCCGCCTTCTTCGGTCGTAAGTCGCATGAAGAACGCCGGCAGCGCCACCGGAAACATGGCGGGGTGCGCCAGGCTTTCCTGGTTGCGCCCAAAGTGCTGCACGTTGCCGGGCCGCGCAATTCCGCGGGCCACGAGCGCCTGATCGGGCACCGAGATATTCCCCGTGGCGGGGTTGTAACCGCCGCCCCCAGGGCGATACTGCGGCACCTGCTCACTGACATGCCCCACCGCGCGCGGGCGGAACTTGATGCGAAACCGCTTGGCGAAGTGGAAGACGTCCTCGTACATCTCCGCCAGGTTGAAGTCGGTCTCGGCCAGCCAGTCGCGGTTCAGGTCCACGACCTGTACCATCCAGTTGACGGCGTCCTGGCGCGCGAAGAAGTGGATCGGCTCGAAGTCGTTGCGCAGCCGCGGGTAGTGCTCTCCCGGTAATCCAGGCTTGACCCAGATCAACTGGTCAACATAGCGCCACCCCGCCTCGACCATGGCGATCACCGTGCGCATCACGTAGAGGCTTCGCTGCCCGTCCTCGACATGCTCTTTGATGTTGACGAAGAACGAGCCGGCCTCGTCGAGCGCGCGCCAGACCTGCGCCGCCACGCGCAGGAACCAGGCGGGGTAATCGGCGGCCGGGATGCCGCCGTAGGTGGAGGCGCGCTGCATGGCGTAGGGCGGCGATGTGACGCAGCAACCGGCCTTCTCGCCGGCCATGGGGCGATCCACGTCGGCGGCAACGGTGCAGTCCCCGCACAGCAGCCGGTGCTCGCCCAGCAGCCAGAGGTCGCCCGGGCGGGTGACCGGCTCCGCCGGGGCCTCGCCCGGGCCGGGATCTTCCCCCTGCGCCTGGTGCTGCTCGGCCTCGATGCGCTCCAGCAGCGCCCGCACCTCATCCTCGCCCCAGCCTGTGGAATCCAGCGTGCCCGCCTCCATGCGCTCGCGCAACAGCACTGCCAGGGCCTGATCATCGTCCTCGGCCAGGCGCACCGACTCGTTGTCGTCGACGAGGAACGCGCCCGGATCGCTGCCGTCATAGACGTGCACCCCGATCTCGGCGCAGCCCAACTGCCGCGCCGCCTCGACCAGGGCGTGGCCGGCCAGGATCATGCCGTCCGACTGGATCACCACTGGCTTCTGCTGCCCATGGCGGCTGAGGTTGGCGCGCAGCGCCGCAATCTGCGCCTCCGGGTGGCTGCGATAGTTGCGTGGATTCGCCGCCAGCCGCTCAATCGGCCACCGCGGCCAGGCCGCGGTTGTCTCGACGCTCATGATCCCTCCCCGGCGGCCGGCAAACAAAAAGCCGCCCACGATCTCAACACCGCAGGCGGCCACGCTCCCATTATAGCAGGCGATGACTTCCCCGTCGACGTTCCCGGATTGTACTCCTCATGTGCTGCTGCTGCCGAAGGATTCCTGATCAATTTCACGGAAACGACCATATGGCCTTCCGCCAAGGAGAGAACACGGTGTACACATTCAAATGCCCGGATGCTTGGCAGGCACCCAATCTTCCCCAGAGAGATGCATGGCTTGATTACTGGGCACCACTTTTCTCGAGAATTGAGGCAGAGTGGCAGCGTGAGCATCTGCTCACTCAGGTTGAGAGAGATATTCCTAGCTACCAGGATCAGGTTGGACATTGGCGCCAGATGGGAGGCCTTCCCCGCGAGATTCAAGAACTGGCGACGAGAGATCATCCAGGCCTCAATATGTGCGTGTTGCTTGGCATAGCCACGCTTCGAGAGTTCGATCTGGGCCCTGGCCCAAAGCGGTTTGTGGCAACAGTATACCTCGGCAGACGCCCGTTCATGAGCTGGGATATGGCCTACCGCCGCGCCAGGAGCGAGATCAGAGGACCTGGCGCGGTTAACCTGTACGCGACTCCAGTGCTAGAAGGCTTCAGATCCAGCCAAGGCGGGTCGGAAATCTGGCTTGTGCCACACGTTTGTGCCGGCGGTGGGCTACACCTTTTGTCCTGCACAGATGGAGTCTACGCCGCGGTCATGCAGCGCAACCGAAGACCTTCACGGCCTGACCAACCTGTCTCAAATGAAGGAAGCCTCCAGCAAGCGGCCGGAATGAGTCATTACTTCGATGCCATGTTTTCCTATCAGCGCGCTGCGCATGAGGAAGCAAATCAGGAACTCGTAATACTCAATCGGAATCAGCCAATCCGCTACTTCATTGATATGGCACATACCGGCCTTGAATCCGGGACATCCGGCGTTTACGCATTCCATGCAATTCGGCCGTACGCCCGTCACCTTGGATTGAAGGAACTACCGAGCGGTTCCTATCCCGGAACAGCATTGCCGGCGCGCATGGTGTCCATTGGTCATGATAGGCTCAAGCTGGTCGGACCCGACGCCGACCTTGAGGTTATTGACGACTGTTTGATCGATGTCCAGACGATGTTCGGGTTCGGTTTGCTGCAAGTATGCATCGTAGACCGCAAGGCGGAGGGTCTGTCATCCAGGGATCTTCTTCTTCTGGATGGCGAGATATACTACGAAAGGGGCAGTGGCGAGAACCTTTGCAGACCTGTTCATATGATTCGGTGGGAAGATACGGAGCGCCTCAGCGCTGATGCGGGAAGCTGCTCGTCCCACGTATTTCGCTGGACACCTACAATCCGTCTATCGGAACTCGGTGGCAGAATGCCTTGGTCGGCCGAGGACGAACTTCTGGACTTGCCCGTGAGCGTGAATTCCGCATTGGAGCGCGTGCTGCAGCACCGGAACGAGATCGACGAGGTCTTGGCGGCCGAATAGATGCGCAGACTACGTCGGGCTCTCAGTGCATGCGGCCTGGTGAGGTTATCATCCGCTTGAGCGCATCCCATCCGGCTACTCAGCGTCCGGCACATGCTGGTTCGCCAAGTAGATCTCGCAGACTGCCGCCAGGCAAGCCCCGCGGCTCGTGCCGCGGCCGATCTGCCGCTTGGCATGTTCCATCGCACGCTCGAACACGGCGTATTCGGTGCCGACCAGCACGACCGTTACCGGATGGGGGGCCGCCGCTTCCTGTTCCTGCGCCTGTTGGCGCAGTCCCGCCTGCAAGTCCGCCGGCAGTCGGAGAATCTCGAGCGAATCCTTCAGCTCCGTTTCCGACCAGGGCAGCATCCCGGCGAGGTCCTCAAGGGAGTAGGTCGCGCTGAGGTCGTGAAGTACTCCAGCCAGCCGCTGCGGCACGGGCTGCCCGCGCAGGTAGTTCAGTTGCAGCCCCCGGATCTTGGCCTCCTCGACGGTGATGTTCCAGACCTCGCACGGCAGTTCCTCGATTCCAAGATCGGCCGCCGCCTTCCAGCGGTGATAGCCGTCCACCAGCAGATAGCCTTGCCCTGAGCCTGTCGAAGGGTCGGCGGGCCGTTCCGGATCAGGCATGACCTTGAGCGGCTCCATGATGCCGCGCTCCCGGATGCTGGCTACCAGTTTCGGGTAGTTCTCAGGGTCGAAGGCGTTCGGATTCCACGGATTCTCACGGATCTTGTCGCGCCGGATCAGCATCGCGCTTACACCCGTCGCTCTTCCATCGGCCAGAGGGGCATCCCATTGTTTCCACGCGGGATATCCGGGCGATCTGCCAGCTCGCGCGGAAGGGTAGGAAACTGATGAAGAAGATGCCTCAGGCGTAGCTGTGCGTGCCCCACCCAGTATTGACAGTCGCGACGCCACTCCTGCTCCGTCTGATCTGCTCTTCGTGCCATCCACATCGAGACGTCGGTATACCATGCCGCAGCCCGGAGACAGAGTTCGTGCCGATGCTCCTCATCAAGAATCCCCAGCTTGTCGGCCGCTTCAGCGGCGAAGAAAAACAATTTGCCGGCCTCGTAAGCTGGCGGTTGGAGCCCGTCGGGGCCAAAGTGAAGCTGTCGTGCCGCCTCGAACGAGCCGAGCGCTGACTCAAGCAGCCGACGCCCTTCTTCCTCCGTCTTTGATCGGTCGTCAGCCGAGTGAAGTTGCGCGAGACCTCTATTGACATGCGCAGCAATGTGATTCGGATCCTTTGCCAGCGCGGCATCGGCATAGCGAATGGCATCCTCATATTTCCCGATATGGTCAAGGATGCCGGCAAGCTGGCTCAGACGATTCGGATCGCGCTCGTCTTCTGGCATCGCATTGACTGCCCGCTCCATCAGCTGCGCGCCCATATCGAACTTGCCCATGCTAACGGCAAGCTGTCCCAGTAGTGCCGTCAGATCGGGATCCAGCTCAAGCATTGGTGACTTCGTCACGCTCGTGAGGAAAGCTTGCACATTCTCCTGGGCATGTTCCATCTCCCTTAGACGGTCCTCGGCGCGAGTTTCAATGGCTCGCAAGGCATTCTCGCCATTGGAGATCATCGTTTGCACCTTGTCCTCGGCCGCGAGGGCGGTGGAGAAGCGTGCTTCAGCTTCCTCGCGCAGTTTGTCCACCCTCATGATGGTCGCGTCCGCATCCCTCTTCAGATCGCGCAACGCATAATGCTGCCTCAGTGCGAAGGCGCCGGCGCCTATCGCAATGATGGCGAGGAGAAGCTGTGCAGTGGTCAGCGCAGCATCCGCCCGCGCCATGACGGACTCGGAGAACTTGAGGAGGAGATCTGTATCTCTCACCGGTGGCCCGCTTGTGGCCGCCATCAACAGGTCAGTCCGTATGTCTGCCACCAGATGACGGGCCCAGACGGCCCATCCCGCCACGATGAGCGCGGCGAGAGTTGCGACGATCGTCAAGGTCACCCACACGGGACATGGTTTCTGCATCCTGGCCTCCCGCTTGGTCTTACGTTCACGGCGCGTGTTTCCTCTTAGCTGTTTTCGCCATGCTCTCTTCGTATTCCCGCTGCGTGCGGCGGTACGTTTGCCGGCAGCGCGCCACGATCTCTTCAGGCACGCCCTGGTCAACGTCACCCAGCCCCCGATCATCCCAGTAGACGTGCGCCACCGGTTTGCCGGTAAGATTCGGCTCGAACCACCACTCGTAGCCCTGTGTGCCCTCGTCGCTTGAGAATCGCTCGAACACCACGCCCCAGATCTCATCGAAGGGCACATCATGCGCGAGTAGGTAGCGGACCATCGCTTCGACCTTCTCCCTGCGCCCCGGCTCGGGCCACTCCGAATTGACCCGCGACGAGTGGATGATGATCTTCCACCCCTCCGCGCGCAACTGCCGCAGCACCTCGATGGTGAGCATGTTCGGCGGGCCGCAGGCGGGGAAAGCGTAGCCGCAGATCTTCCCGTCAAAGTCGACGGCGATCACTGGCACTGCCGCTCCACTCATGTTATGCCCCTCACAGCCATCTGATTGCGAACCTCAGCCTCGACCTGAGGCGGCAGATCGAAGATTCCCAACCGCCCGCGACAGGGAATGAGGCGCGCGAATGCGACCTGCCGATCAAACCGCCAGCCGATCAGGCCAATCTCAAACCATTCCCTCGTGTTTAGATGCTGCGCTTCATCGCGTAGCCACTCAGCATAAGTAGCGTAGGTGACGAGCCCGGTCAGCCGGGCCACCCCAACGATCCCGCCGGAACGCTCCCGTGCGACCGTTGTGGCTTGACCGCTTCCGCTGGCTAGGCGGACGACGAACAGCGGCGCACGACGATCCGGCTCGCGGCCCGCGTGGATGGCGATGATCTGTCCAATCGCTGATACTGACGGCCTCCAGCCGCGGATCTCAATGGTCTTGTGCCCCTGCACCAGCGCATCCGCCCACGGCTGCTTGATGCTCAGCGCGAGCATTACTGCTCCCCATCCGTCCGGGCGCACAAGGCCCTCGGCTCTTTGCTCTCGCAGCGGCAGTGCCTGTAGATCAGTTTGCGCGGGTCGGCTTCAGCGCGCCATAGGCAGGTTTCGCGCAGATCTACGGGTTCGCCGCAGACCTCGCATGGCGGCCAACTGCCCGGGCAGTCCTTCGGGTGCCATGATCGCGGCCCCTCGCCCATGTCAATGAGATACCAGGCGCCGTCGCGCCCGCGCGCGAAATCTACGCTCCAATGCCCAGGCACGGCGGCGCCGACCTGGACAGCGTAACTGTCGAGCAACGCCCGCGCCGCGTCGCCAAGGGCGGCCATGTCGCGGAGCAGCTCGATCCAGTTCGGGCAATCGGGCCGCCCGTTCGCCAATGCCTCCAGCGGCCAGTAGAAATGCCGGCAGACAATCTCGCTGTCGCGGATGAAGTAGCGCCACTCCGGGGCCACCGGCATGCCGCGAAAGGCATGGAAACGCCAGTCGAGTTCGATGAACTCGCGGACGACGAGCGCACAATGGGGCAAGCCGAGCAGGTCGGCCATGTGCCCGAACTCGATAACGTTTGTCACATGCCGCAGTAGCGATTCGGGCGTGGGGGCGTAACATGTCTCGCTCCACTCATGTTTGCCGCTGGCAAGGTCGGTGCGCAGGAAGACGGGATAGCCAATCGCGTCGGCGGCCTGTTTCACCAACTCGAAATACTCCGGCCAGTCCGCGGGCGGCTCAGTGCCACCGCTGACCGCGAAGAACCAGTCATCGAGCAATCCCGGGCGGGTCTCCGGGATGATCGCGGTGCGCGGAGTCGGGATGTCCAACCGCTTCACCGCCGGCCACCAATTCAGCATTGAGGTTTGCTCGCGGCCCTCAGTGGTCATGGCGTAGTTTCCTCGCGTCGGGCACATGCTTGCTCGGCTTCTTGAAGCCGCCGCTTGACTTCATCGATGCCGAGCAGGTCAGGCAGCTTGCCCCTGGTGATCGCGTAGTGGATGCGCTGCCACGCAGGGAATAGGTGCGCGCATGCCTGGTGCGCGCGGCGGTGAGAGAGGCTATCGTCGCGGCATTCCATCAGCCGCTTATGCAGCGCCGCCCGCCGCTGATTCCACTCGTGCGAGAACTCGCCCCAACGTGCCAGGTCGCACCCCGCCTCCTGCTCCAGCGCCACTGCGCGCTCCAGATCGCGCACCAGCTCGTGGATGGCATCAATCTCGGCTGCCACTCCTGTGAACTGGACAGCCCCTTCGGCTAGACCCTCCGCCATGGCTGTGCTCCCTCTTGCATCAGTGCCCACCACTCGTTCGCCGGCAGCGCGGTGGTGATCATTCCCCAGCGCACGGGGCGATAGTCGGGCTGCCTGATGATGATCCGCCGCATCTCCTCCTTGTCGCGCGGGCTCGTCGCCGGCGAGAACAGAACCGGGATGCCCTGGAACTGCAGGAGCCGCGATCGGCCAACGACGTCTCCGACATCGGTCACCAGCGCAAAGCATTCGGTCAGCGCTTGGTCGCCCTGCAGCCACGAGCGCATCTGCGCCAGACGCTCCGCGCGGATGCGCTCGCGCTCTCGCTCGAGTTCGTCAGTGCGCTCCGCAGGCGCATCCGGTTGCTCTCCGGCCGCCAGCAACGCCAGATACTCCTCCACGCCCATGCCGACCAGGTCGCAGCCGATGTGCACCAGGCCCCGGTTGCGCATATCGCCCAGCAGCCGGTCATGCTCCGGGTCCTCGAGGTTGAACACAATCGGCTGCCCCTGGAAGCTGCACAGCTCCTCCTGGTCTTTGGGCCCCCGTGCCATCACCGCGTGCCACTGGATCATGCCTGCACTCCTTCTCCCGCCAGGATTATGAACTCGCGGTTCTCCGCGCGTTTCTCTGCCGTCGCCACGGCGACCAGGTGCGCATAGGCCAGCTCGACTGCCCGCGTCGGGCGGAATTGCTCGATGACCGCGCGCACCTGCTCCAGCGAAGCCACGGCGTTGCCGTATGAGATCACCCACAGCCGGTGGCTCTCGCACAGGCCCAGGAACTCCCCAAACTCCTGCAAGCCGCGCTCGGTGGAGTATGCGCTCGTCCGCCGCGCCTCCCCGAACCATCCATCGAGGACGCGGTACTCCTTTTCGTAGGACAGCGTGCCGGCATACGGCGGATCGAGGTAGAGCACATCGGCGCCTGGTGCCATGGCGACCGCCTCGCGCGCATCGCCCCGCCAGGCCGAGCATTCCTGCGCGCCCCGGAAGACCGCCGCGTTGATTGCGTGACGCAGCCGCTCAAGCGCGACGGATGGATGCATCGCATTGGCCGCGATCGCCTGCTTGTAGGTCGCCTTGATGTCATCGTAGCGCCGCTCCAGGAAGGGCCGGTTGAAGGCGTTCGGGCTGGAGAACCTCGAGTGCGGGCGCAGCCAGAAGAGGTACTTCAGCAAGAGCAACTGCGCCAGGGCGCGCTTCGTCTCGTCCGCAAACGCCGCAGCCGCCGCCCAGGCGTTGTCGAGGAACCGCGCGGCCTCGGGGGTCACATGATCCGGCGCGGCGCGGCTCTGCATATAATCGCCCGCATCCGGCTGGGGGATGAACAAGCGGATGACGTCCTCGCACTCGAGCCGCACCGAGTCGTTTGCGATGAGCGCCCGCCCGATAATAGCGCTGCGCTCCGCGATGTCCGAGCAGGAGACTGCAAAGCCACGCGCCTTGGCGTAGAGACTTACCGCCCCCCCGCCGAGGAAAGGGTCCACGAAGCGCAGCGACGCCCAGCGCTCGCGCGGAATCACGCGCGAGATCTCCTTGAAGATGCGCGGGCAGAGCCTGCGTTTCCCGCCAAAATACGGGGGAAGGGCCTCGAAAGCGCGCCAGGGCATTAGCGCCGGACCTTTCGACGCGGGGCAGCGCTGCTCGCCTGCGCCCGCGGGTGGGCGCGGTCATAGACGTGGCGCAGGTGCTCGCGGCTGACGTGAGTGTAAACCTGCGTCGTGGTCAGGTGGGCGTGGCCGAGCATCTCCTGCACTGTCCGCAGATCGGCGCCGCCGTTGAGCAAGTGCGTGGCGAAGGTGTGGCGCAGCGCGTGCGGCCCCAGGGCGCGCCCGGTCGCGCGCAGGGTGTAGCCGGCAACCATCCGCCTGATACCGCGCCCCGTGAATCGCCCGCCGTCGCGGTTCAGAAACAGCGCGCGTTGGCTGCCGTCGTTGACCAGGGCCGGGCGCGCCTCGTCGAGGTAAAGCCTCAGCGCCTGCAGCGCCGATGCGCCGAGAACGACCAGGCGCTCCTTCTGCCCTTTCCCCCGAATCCGCAGCAGGTCGTCTTGCGGTAGGTCCTCCAAGTCCAGTGCCACCACTTCGCTGACCCTCGCCCCGGTCGCATACAAGACCTCCAGGATGGCCCGATCGCGCAGGCCATTGATAGTCTCGGTGTCCGGCGTCGCGAGGACGCGAGCCACCTCCTCCGCAGTCAAGAACTCGGGGAGCAGCCGCGGGCGGCGCGGCCCGTCAATCAGGGCCGGGAGGTTGGCTTTGGCGGCCCCGGTGCGCACCAGGTGGCGCCAGAAGGAGCGAAGGGCGGAGAGCTTGCGCCCCATAGTCACCGGCTTGCAGCCAGCGCGGCGGACGTGGGCAAGGAAGCCGGTCACGTCCTTGAGTGTGGCGTCCGCAAAGCGCTTTACGCCGCGAGCATCCAGGTAAGCGATGAACTCGACGAGATCTGCGCGGTAGCATCGGATCGTGTGAGGTGAAGCATTCCGCACCGAGGTCAAGTAGTCGAGGAACTCCCCCAGGTCGCGGATCAACGGGGCCTCCTGTTCCGCGGCTCTATCTGTATTTTTCCATGCCGCTTCTTGACCGGCTTGATGGGGTGGGGGAGGGCCTTGCGCGTCCGCTCGCGATTCAGCGCCACCAGGGCGATGGCGCAGGCATCGAGGACGTGTTCGTTCTCGCTGTCAATCTTGAGCAGAAGCTTCACACAGCGCCCGACCTGCTCCTTGCCCGCGCGGCCTCGGCCGGTGATCGCCTTCTTGATCTCCTGCGGCTGGTAGTCAATCAGGCGAATGCCGAGCGACTGACAGACCGCCCGCACCAGCTCCTGTTTGGCCCGCTGCGCCATGCCAATGCTTCTGCGGCCCCACGTGCCCGGGCGCTCTGTTGCCACTACGGTGACAGCCTGCTCGCGGCAAATCTCGTGGGCCGCCCGCTGCAACTCAAAGGCGCTGCAGCGCGCAGGGAGCGCAATCGCCCGCTGCACCCGGATGCCCTGCCCGTCGTCGCTCAGCACGGCGATTCCGCCGGGACTGCCGAGGTCGATCCCGCAGACTCGCAGAGCCTCTCTCATCATGCTCCGTCCCCCATGAATAGCGTCTGCGATGCCCGCACGCCCTCGGACGTGACCTCCGCCAGACCGTTGCGCCGCAAGGTGCCCAAATAGGTGCCGAAGGTGCCGCCGCTAACGGTGAACCCTGTCCCCTCGGCTAGGTCCTCCCGACTCAGGGTCGCGGGATACGCCTCCACCAGTAACTCCAGCATTTTCCGCTCGCCGGCGCGCAGCGCGCCCCGCCAGACATCGAGCCGTTCCTCAAGCGTTGTCGGCGTAGGCGGCACATGGCCCGCGCGTTCAAGCCCGGCCTCAGTGATCTCTACCTCGCGGCCTTCCAGAGCGATATAACCGCCACGACGCAGGTCGCCGAGGTAAGTCCCGAACGTCCCCCCGCTCGGGGTGAAGCCGCTGAGTGTGCCGAGCTGACTGCGCGTCATGACCATCGGATGGTGCTGTGCCAGGGTGCGCAGCATTCGCAACGCGCCCGCGCGCAGATGATCGTCACCGTTGGCGGGCGGTGCCAACGGGGGCCCGGGTGCCCGGCGCGGCGCATTCTCAATGCGCTCGGACTTGGGTATTGGCGCGGCTCTGGTGGTGGCAGGCAACTCCGCGGGTAGTTCCGCTGGTAGTGGAGTCTGGGCGAGGGCGGCCGCCTTGCGCGCGATTTCCTCGCAACCGGCAGTTACCGTCTTCAGCGTGCGCATCGCATCCTTCAGCGGCGCCACCATTCGCCTCCGCTCTGCGGAAAGAGCGCGCTCCACTTCGCGTCGGATCGTGTCCTCGCTCGGGCGCTGCGCGCCGCGCCGGGTCTCAGCCAGCTCGCGCTCTAGCTCCCGCACGCGGCGCTGCAATCCGACGCGCTCTTGGATGTCTTCTTCTGCGGCCCGCGGCAAATCGGCCAGCTTAGCGAGCATCGCCTTGACGCGCTCCGGCGGTGGCGGAGGCCCTTGCGCTGCTCGAGCGCCCCGCGCGATCTCCGGGTGGTGCGTCTGGACTCCACCGACCTTGACCAGCGTCAACGACGTCGACATCGCGCGACCGATGCAGTAGAACTCGCCCGGATCGCGGGTCATGAGCAGATTGAGGACGCGCTTCTGTTCGGCGCCGCTGAGTCCCAGGGCCTCGACTGCCCGTTTCCGGTCGATGTCCAGGCTGGTCGGCCCGACCATGACATTGAAGCACTGCGCAGCCGCTTGCTTGTTGAGATTGGAGAGTCGCTGCGTTGCCAGGATAGCGCAGAACCCGCGCTTGCGCCCGCGCGTGCACAGGTCTGCCACCGCATCAGTGGATTCGGAGTCTGCCTTTTCCGGGCAGTAAACATGCGCTTCATCTACCACGACGAGGGCCGGATGCCACAGCGGCCGGGGCGCATTGATCAGGGCCTCAAGGAAAACCCGCACAAAGTGGGGCCGTTCCCGGGCGCGCATCTCATACAGGTCGCACACCGCGCTGACGCCCAGCTCGAGCAGCCGGTGCGCCAGCATCTCGGCCAGCCGCGGCTCGGCCGCGATGTCCCCGCCCTTGCCCACCAGGACGTAATCAAACTTCTCGCGCAGGCTCGGAAACTCGCCCTCCGGATCGATCACGATCTGCTGGATCGTCCCGTGGCTCTGCTCGAGGATGCGCCGGAGCGCCCAGGACTTGCCCCCGCCGCTGGTCGCCTGCAGCAGCAGGCGGGTCGGCAGCAGAGTTTCCAGGTCGACGTAGAATGGCTTGCCGCCGTCAATGGCGCGTCCCAGCTCGATGCGGGTCTTCATGCCGTGCAATTGCACCTCACGGGTGACGGCGTTCGGCCCGGCCAATCCGGGCCAAACACCATGCGCCATACCTCCGGCGTCTCTTTGCACAGCGCCCACGAATCCGTACAGCCAGCCAGGCGCTCCCGGATGTCGCGGTAGAGATGCACCCGCTCGTGCATGCCGAGTCGCCACGGATGATGGCCGAAGTCCGGCTCCATGCGCGCGACCCGCCGCGCTAGGGCGCGCTGCACCGCGGAGCCGCAACTCATGAGTCTGTGTGTGGCATCAGTGAACCGCAGCGTCCCCAGGGTAATCCGCTCCCATCGCCGTGCGGCGACGTCCAGCAGCATGCCGAGCGCGCCGATCGCTGTGCAGTCAACCAGCGGGTCTAGACGAAAACGAACGCGCCATCCTGCATCGAGCAACCTGACTGCCGCCGCCATTCGATCCGCCGCTCTCGGCGTGCGCAATGCGAGGGTGTGACTGCCCACGACTTCCTGCCCCAAGGAGAAGCTGAGAATCACCCGCGGAGTGGGCTGGGTCTGGAAGAGCACGGCGGGCGGGAGCGCCTTGGTGAGCAGCAGCAGCGTGTGCCGCCCTTGCTCCCGGAACATCTCAACCAGCCGCAGGCTCAACTCCGCCGAGATCGCCGGCGCGAATGAATCCGAAAGCTCGCCAGCGTTAACGACGACTCCGCCGAAACCGCTGCATTCGGGGCAGGCAGCGTGAGTGATGAGCTGCGTGTCGCGTGGGAAGTCCGGTATGCCTGCTCCGTCCGTCCCGGCGCCGGCGCACGCCGGGCACCTCGTCCGCTCCATCCAGCGTTCGACCTCGCGCTGCATGGCCGGCAAGTCGGCCTCGGTCAGGTCGCGCGGGCACCCTCGCCAGAAGACCCCCTGCAGGTAGCAGTAGGCGCATGCGTGCGGGCACTGGGCGATGCAGGGCAGACGCCAGAAACCTGGGCACACCACGCCTGGCTTGGACTCGAAGCGCCCGATCCTCCGCGTCATGCCCGATCCTTCCCCTCGAGCTTCGCGATCTTGGCCTTCGCGCGGATCAGATGCACGCATGCCTCGCTGATATTCTCGGCGGCGGATTCGTAGTTGCCCTGGGCGCAGCGTACGGCGATCTCCTCCAACTCCCGCTGGCGGCTGGTGATCATCCCGCGCAGCTCGGGGCCGGTGTGCCGCCGCTCCGACGCGCTCTCTGTAGTTGCTTGTCGCTTCATTCGGATAACCTCCTCTGGCTGCGGATGGCGCCCAGTGTTGCCGCGAAGTTCGGGAAAATCTCGGCCAGCGCCGGCTCCCATCCGCAGGACACCCGCCACAGCTTGGTCTCCTCGTCGAACTCGCGCGCCTCCGGGTGCACCTCGCTCTTCAGCGCCTCCAGCGCCGCGCGCCAGTCGTCACTCGGCCCGGTCCAGCGGAACTGGAAATAGGCCAGTCCCTCAACGTCGATGATTTGCAGGTCTCGCACCAGGGCGGCCATTACCGGGCGCCCTCGACGGAGCACTCGGCCTCGTAACGGGCGTTGACCGATTCGAGCCGCCAGCGCAAGCCGCACTTCTGGCATTTGGCGGTGGTGTACGGCAACGGGCGCTCCCGGCCTGTGGTGAGCGAAGCCGAACCATCAGGCTCCATTGCCGCCAGTCCGCCGCACTCGCAGACCACCGTGCAGATGTCGCCCTCCTCAGTCCAGTTGCGGATCTGTAGGGTTGCCATCAACCGTCACCCCTCTCTCTCAGCTCCCGGAAGCGCTGCATGCACTCGTCCTTCTCGCAGCAGCCCCATCTCCGGCGGGCGCCGCGCGGGCCTTCCTCCATGATGATGCGCGTGGCGGCACCTGCGCCGGCGCCGCGGGTGCGCTTCAGCACCTCCGCCCATCGCAGGTCGGCCCCGCAAAAACGACACTTGGGAATCTGCTTGCTCATGCCGTCCTCCTGCTGATCCGCTCTTTGACCGCCGCCTCTATCCTCGCAACCTCACCCTCAGTCAAGCCGTACTCTCGCAGTTCCTGGCGCGTGGCGTCGTGCATCTCGACGTGTCCTGGCGGCACCGGCTCTCTCGCAGCGCACTCGATGCAAATGCAATCGTCCACGTACGGCTCCAGCGCCAGCGACAACCACACGGCGGTTCCGCATTGCAGGCACGTCCCTTTCCGCGCCGGTAAATCCGTCGCCGGCAGGCGTCGAACCGACATGCACACCGCAACGCGCTTCTCGCTCATGCTGTCGCCCCCGTCGCATCAATGCCCAACTCGCGGGCCCACTCCCGGCGGACTTCGCTCGGCAGCGCTACCAGGTTGCTGGTCAGAATGCCGCCCGCGACGCCGCGCGCGAACTCCCGCGCCAGAGCCGCCGAGGGGCCCGTGTTCTCGGGGTGGCGCAGCGCTAGCAGCAGGCAGCCCACGACAGCGATCGCCATCTCCAGCGGTATGTCCGTGCGCACGCTCTCCACGCGCAACGTTCCCCCGCTCGCCCTGTCTGCGTACGGGCCCGCACAGGCGGGCCTATTCTGAGCACAGTCGAAGGGTTGATTCTGCCCCGCGAGGACATCCTGAGCGCGCCGCACCGCCTCCTCCAGGATGCCGGCGACCTCGCCCTGGCGCTCGTTCCAGCATCTCTCGTGGAAGGACAGGCCCACCGCTCCCCATGACTGCGGCAGCAGCGCGGTCTTCACTGGCTCCCCCTTCTCGAAGTCCCGCCCGCACAGCGGGCAGTTCTTGCTCAGCGTAATCATCGAGCAGATCACCGTCCTTCTGCGGCAGATCGTCGGATATGGCGCTGCCCGGGCCGCGCGAACCCAGAGGAGACGACAGGCCGCCGCAGCAGTGATATAATCCTTGGTAGCCTATCCGCGGGAGGTGCAACAACGCGATGAAGCGCGATGAGACGGAAGAAGATATTCAGCGGCGCTTGGGCCTGGAAGACCAGCGGGTTAAGGAAGTTCTTCGCCAGTGCGATGAACGCATCAAGGCGAAGGCGCTTGCCCATGTTCAGGATTTTGGCGCCCACGAGGCCATGGCCTGCGAATCGCCGGTAGAGTTCATGCTCTGTCGCGCTCTCTTCGATGTTTTCTTCTTTGACCTTCTCGATAGCGCGGTCAGCATCCGACCGCAAGTTGAGATAGACAGATATCGGGTGGACTTCGTGGTTCAGTTTACGGAGGTTGCGACGTCCCCTAGCTATCAATTCAGCGCGTCCCGCTTTGTGCAGTGGCTCAACCACTTGGAACGCGAGCATCCCGATGTCAAGAAACTCCCCGACTTGGCCAGGCTTCATCCCCCCAAGCCGATAAACCCGGATCTCAAGGTCGTCGTCGAATGTGATGGGCATGAGTTTCATGAGCGGACGAAGGAACAAGCCCGCGCGGACAAGTCCCGCGACCGCGAGTTGACCGCTATGGGCTACACGGTGCTGCACTTCACGGGAAGCGAGATTCACGCAGATCCTTGGAAGTGCGCTCGCGAGGTGTACCGAGTCCTCATCGGGTACGAGCATGATGACTCGTGGGTCTTTGAGGACGAGGAGGCCTGACTCAGGGCCCTTATTCCCCACGGTCATCATCCCACTCGTCCTTCCTGGTAATCGCCGGCCGTGATCGGCGCCGGCTCGAGCATCTCGTTCAGCCGCCGCAGGATGCGATAGCCGCATCGCCGCTCGAGTTGGCCCTCGTCGCAGTTGGTGGTGATGACGGTCGGCAACTCGCGGCGATACCGTCGGTCAACCAGCGCGTGGAGGCGATCGCGAATCCAGTCACCGCGCTCGTCAGCGAGCAGCCGCTCCGCCCCGAGGTCATCCAGCACCAGCAGATCGGCGCGGCCGGCGAAGTCTTCGAGGTCCTCGGCGCTATAGCCGCCGTGCTGCTCGATCCGATAGTGCGCGCGGAGCTGCTCAAGATAGTCGGGCACGCTGACGAACAGCGCCGAGTAAAACTTGCGGACGAGCGCATTGACGCATGCCGCTGCCAGGTGCGTTTTCCCGCAGCCGTGCTCTCCGACGAGCAGCAGCCCTCGTCCCTCCGCATACCAGTCAGCCCAGTTATCCACCAGGTCGCGGCAGCGCTCCAACGCGAACTCCGTGCCGCCCACTGGCCGGAAGTTCTCGAAAGAGGCTGCCTCGAACCGCCGGTCCAGACGCGCCTCGTGGAAAAGCCGGTCGAGGCGATCTTGGTGCTCTTTGGCCGCCCGGGCGCGCTCCTGCTCCTCGCGCGCGCGGCGCTCACAATCACAGCCGGGCGAATAGACCTCCAGCACCCCGCCGCCCATGAACAGCGGCCGCGGGATCTCCCGACGCACCCTAGCGGCCCCGCAGTGGCTGCACGGCGGGGGAGGACCTTTCGGCTCGCTTGCGCGCCCACTTCTCGGCAGCCGCTTTTCCCTCTCCGCGGCGCGGGTTATTGGAGCTGCGTCCTCGTCCGTCATCTGCCGATTGCTGTCCACGACGTTGCCTCCGTTCTTCGTCCCATTTGGCCTCCATCCGGAACCAGTTCCAGAGCTGCTGGCGCGGCCGCGCGTTGGGAAGCAGCGGCTCATCGCCGCGCCGCGTCACCCATGCGCCGACCACGTCCTCGAGGTGAACCTGCGGGAAGCATCGCTGCGCTCGCTCAAGCAGCGCGACATCAGCCGCGACATCCGCGGGATAGCCGGCGACCGCGTAGAGTAGATCGAGGCAGCCGCGAAACTCCTCAGGGACGGCCGCGAGTTCAGCCCCTCCCCCCGCTCCCCCCTCCCGTCCCTCCTCCGTACCTCCGGGAGATGATTGCTTATCCTCCACCTCCGGAGGGAGGAGGCCTCCGCGCGTACGCGCGCGAGAGCGTAAAGATTCCGTAGTTCTTGCGGAACGATTACGCAGCGATTGCGTAATTTCTACGGAATCTGTGCGCAAGGATTGCGTAATCGGTGAGCCGCGGGCGGGGTGGTATCGCGCGAAATGCTCGCGAGTCTTCAGCGAACACTTGCCCAATATTCGAGGAGGTGGGGGAGGATATCTGGTCGCCGACGGCGAGGGGATGTACTGCTCGTCCCCCCAGTTCGGCAGCACCGCCCAGCGCATGGCAACGCCGCCCCGCCGTTCCGTCCAGACGAGAAATTCCCCGGCCTGCGTCAGGCGATCCAGCGACTCCTCGACCTGGGCGATAGTGAACATGCCCGCCTCCAGCAGGAGACCGATGGCCTCGCCGGCGACCTCGTGGGCGTTGTAGGGGAAGACCCCGAAATCATCCGCCACGCGATTCCAGCACGCATCGAAGATATGAAATGGCAGCAGGTTCCCCATCTGCATGACCACCGTATTGAGCGTGCGGCTTGAGAATCGGTCGGGATTGCCTTGACGCCTTCTCCCGCTCAGTGCCATGATGACATCCACCTCTGTTGCTGCGATTACCGCTGATCCTCCACCATTGCTGCCGACGGCACCGTCTCATCCTCGCTGAAGAGCTCCGGCTGCTCCAGCGTGATCTGCACCCGGACGCGCTTGCCGCGCAGCGCCCCGAGCGCGTCCGCCAGCTCGTGCGGATTGCCGTCCTCGGACACGAGCGAGATCACCGCCACCGGGTCGCACCCGATGATCACGTCGCCGTCCTTCTCGTCCACGTACTTGATCGCCGGCTTCGCTACTGTCGCCATGAATGCTGGCACTTCTATCACCTCCTTTCGCGCGCGGTCTCATGAACTAGGAAACCCTCCCTCCCCGCCGAAGAGGGAGGGGAAGCCATCTCCATGCGGAGAGGGAGGGAATCATGGACACGACACAAGTGGTGGCCGCTGTGCTCGCGACAGCCGTCTACGAGCATCTGACATCCGGCCAGCGGACCGCAGGAACCGCGCTGAATGCGCAGACGCTGAGCAGGGCGGTCCCGGACATCATGCTGTGCTATCATGCTGTCCTCCGCCAGCTACAGCAGCCCCAAACACCGACAGGCAAGCCTGCACGCGCTCGCTGAGATAGAGAAGGTCGTGGGCCGCGGCCATGAGCACTGCAAGGTGAATGGCCCGACCGGGTTCGCTGCATCGGCCCTCCAGATCGAAGCCGGAATCGGCAGCGGGTAGACTCCTCACCGCGCCGGCGAGCTGGGCAATCTGTCCAAGCGCGGCTTGCAGGTCTGCCGCTGCCTGCGCTTGCTCGATGGTCAGCGGTCTGCCAAGGCTTACGTGGTCAAAGGTCATATCGCATTCCCTTTCAATCCCGGGGGCAGCCTCGACGCACCCGACTACAGGCTGGTCGAGTGGGCGGCCGACGGTCCCGGTGCCGTCCTGACGCACTGCCCCTCGTCAAGTCCGGTCCGATCTCTACCGACCGCGCGGCCGGCTCCACCAGGCGAGCGCCGCGGGGATCACCACGCCGAGCAGCCACGCGAGGCCGACAATCCCCACGAGCAGCGCCGCCGCGGCTTGGCGCATCTGCTGAATCGCATCCGCAAGATCTCCCATAGCCTCCTCCGGTTTTCTCCCTGTCGGATGGCCGTCCCAGGGGCGCCCTGGACGAGGCACGGAGGCCACACCTCGCCCGGCGCCCGCCTCAAGTCCGCCGCCGCTCCGCCTCCTCAACCAGCACCCGGTGCCGATACTGCCACCACGCCAATTCCGCTCGACGCCGCGCCGACGCATTCTCTTCCAGGCCCGCAGCGATGAGAATCACAGCGAACCCGGCTGCCATCCAGACCACGCGCCAGATCTCAGTGCCGCCGATTACCCACCAGCCCGCCAGCCACCACCCGCCAACCAGGGCCAGCGTTCTCATCCGAGCCTCCCGGTATGCCAGTCCAAGTCGGCATCCGCGATCGCCGCGCCCAGCCGCTGGCGGATTAGCCAGTCCGCCACCTTGATCACCGAACCGCCCGCCTCGATGCCCAGGCACTCCTGGACGTCGTACGTGCGCGGTCGCAGGCGGCTCTTCGCGGCGACCGCCACCACCTTGCGGCCATGGTCGATTATTACGCCGATTGGCGCGAGTCGGCACAGGTGGGGTTTGACCGCATGGACCCCGCAAACGGCCTGGCCGTTCGCGCGCCCCAGCCACCGACATGCGCCGCCCGACTCTGCGGGAACGTATAGGCCGCCGGGCCGCACCGCCGGCGGCGCGAGGCCATGCTGCCGCGCGTAGGCCGCGAGACGTTCGCCCTCGCCGCCCCACAGACGCTCGGGCGCGCGTCCGTGGCAGCAGTGCCCGCATCGCAGGCAGGCAAAGCGCACGGTATCGTCCAGTCCGACCGGGCGCAGACGGTGCCGGAACACAGCCTCCCATGCACGGCCGTAGGCCTCGCGGTGAATCGCCTCCGACAAGCCCTTGTCCGCGACCGTCCACCCGGCGGGCAGCCCTGCCGGTCCGGCGGACAGGTCATCAGTGACCGGGCGTCGCTGCATCTCGATCACCGCAGCACCTCCATGCGGCTGCCGGCGACGTCCTTCGTCACCTCGATCCGGGCCGGGAAGAGGTCTTTCAGCTCCTCGACGTGGGTGATGCACAGGACGCATGCGAAGTGCTGCGCGACACGGTCAAGGCACTCCACGAACAGCCGCCGGCCCTCTACGTCGAGCGGTGCGGCGGTCTCGTCCAACACCAGGAGTTCGCAGCTCGCGCCGGCCCTGGCAGCCAGCAGCCGGCTCAGGCCGATGCGCAATCCGAGGTCGACGCGCATGGCCTCGCCGCCGGAGAAGGTCTCGTATGGCCGCTCGCCGCGGTCATTGGCGACGATGATTGCGAGAGTCTCGCTCAGCGTCTTGGCCTGCGTCTCCCGCTGCGACCGCAGCGCAACGGTCATCCGGCCGTCGCTCAGCTCGCCCAGGACCTCGTTCGCCGCCGCTTCGAGGTCCGGCACGGCCTTATCAATCAGCAGCGCCGGAATACCGCTGCGGGAGAATGCGCCGGAGCGCGGATTGCCGAGAAGCTCCAGGAGTTGCAGCCGCTTCTGATGCTCCGCGATCTCTGCTTCGCGTGCCTGCGCGCGCTCTGCAGCTGCCAGGGCGGACTGAAAATGCGCCTGGTCGCGGCCCTGGCGGCCCTGCAGCTCCGCGATCTCCCGGTCATAGCGCTCGATGCCCGCTCGTGCGGTTTGAATGGCGGCCTCGACCTGGGCGAGCATCTTGTCGAAGCGTCGGGGGTCACCGACCTGCGCGGCCAGCTCTTTTTCCCGATCGCTCAGGCCGCGAGCATCGGCTTCCCGCTGCGCCAGCGAGGCTTCGACCTCGGCCTTCTGGGCGGCTGCGACGTCAATCCCCCGCAACCGCTCCTGTAGGTCTGCGCGCTGCGACGCCTGGCGCTTGGCCTTATCGTGCTCTGCCGAGGAATAGCCGAGGTTTGCCCGACGTTGCCCTACGGCTGCCAGTTCGACCTCAAGGCCTACCCCTGCCCCCGCCTGCTCCATCTCGGCCAAACGGGCGCGCTCCTGTGCCGCCACGTTGCCCTCTGCGGCGCGCAGGGATTCCATCTCGGCCTGTTTCTCGGCCCAGGGCATTGCTGCCTGAGCAGCTGTGAGGTCCGCGTACACGGCGCCGATGTGCGCCACGGCTTCGCGTGCCTGGGCGATCAGCGGGCATTTGTCTCGGATGGCGAAGAACGAAGGCCGGATCGCTTCGTCAAGCGGGTTCGCACAGGGTACTTGGTCGAGCACTTCCGCCTGCCCGGCGAGCCGCTCGTGCTGGTCGTCGAGCTGCGCGACCCGGTGGAGGTGAACCTCCCGGATGTGCGAGATCTCGTGTTCGAGGGTCGCGACCTTGTTGGCGTACTCCCGGCGCGCCGCGGCGATTGCGGCCTGTAATGCGCGATGCTCGGTTTCCCACTGCTGCTGGGCGGCCTGCATCCGCTCTCGGATGAGCTGCTCCTCATGGGCCAGCTCCTGATCCTGCTGCCGCAGCTTCTCAAGGCTGGCCACCACGTTCTCGGCTGCCGCGGCAACCTCGATCGTGCTCATGATCTGGGGCCGCTCGGCAATCGCAGTCTCGAGGCTCCGCAGCCGCCCGCGCAGTGATTCGGCCGCGGCCTCGGCCTCCTGCCGCCGACGCTGCACATCCTGGATCTGCTGCTGGAGCCCTTTGGCCGCCTCGCGCTCGGCGAGGATATGCTGCTTCGCCTCAGTGGCATCGCCGATCGCCTGTTGTTCTTCTAGCCGTTTGGCTTGGGCCGCGGCGATCGCCGCGGCTATCTCCCGCAGGGCCGCCTCGATCTCTGCGGCCAAGGCGGCCTCAGCGCGATCGGCCTCGATCTGGCGGTTGGTCTGCTCGATGCGCACTTGCAGTTCGCGCGCGGCCTGTCGCGCCGCTTCCGCCCGGCGCTCCCACGTCTCCAGGTCGAGGATCTCCCCGAGCACACGCTTGCGATCAGCGGGCCGCGCTTGGGAGAAGGCGGCAGCGTTGCCCTGGTTCGCGCAGGCGGTATGGACGAACAGGTCGTCCGTCATGTGGATGACCTGCTCGATGCGTTGCTGCGTCTCGTTGACCGTCTTGCCATCCAGGACCACCGTTCCCGGGCCGTCCGGATTGGCGATCTGGAATGAGAGGGTCGTGCCCCCGCCGCCTTTTCGATTGCGCTGGCGGGAGACCAGGTAGTCGTCATCGCCCAGGGCGAACTCGAACTCGACGCGCCCGACGTTCTCGCCCTCGGTGATCACGCTGTCCGCGCCCGCCCGGGCATAGCCCCACAGGGCGTAGCGCATGGCGTCGATGATGCTGGATTTGCCCGCCCCGTTTGGCCCACTGAGAACCGCGAGGTTGATGCCGGAGAGATCGAGATCATGAGCGCCTCGATAACTCTGGAAATGCTCCAATCTCAACCGAATCGGCCTCATGCTCGGCCTCCTTCCTGCGGCTCTCCGCGCTGCCCAAGCATGCGGTCGATCATCAGGCCTTGCGCCACCAGGGCATCGAGCAGGGGAGCGATGTCCGGACGCTGTGCGCCCCATGCGCGAATCGCAGCCTCGACGTCCATCTCGTGGCTGACCTCGACGGCTCCGGCGCGGCGCTGCGACTCCGCGCGCTCGATCTCGACCGCGATCTCCACCGCGCCCGCCGCCTCCAGGTTGCGGCGGATCTCAGGGATGTCTGAGGCCTCCGCCTCCGGCACGCGGATGCGCACGATCGCGCCTTGCACATCGTCGGGGCAAATCTTACCGCCGCTCGGGGTGATGGTGATGAAGCGGCGATAGGGCGTGCCCACCCACTCAAAATCAGCATCGCCTGCGGGCGGCACTGTCACCATGAGGTAGCCCTTCTCCTCGCCTTCCTCTCCGAAGGTGACGGCCTCGGGCGAGCCGGCGTAGACCATTGACCGCGAGCCGTCGAACAGGGCGCGCTGCGGTTTGTGAATGTGCCCAAGGGCGAAATAGGAGTAGGGGAGGGCCAGCAATTCGGCGGCGTTCAGCGTCCACTCGCCGCCGAGCATCATGAGCCGATTCTGTGTTCCGGCTGCCGCCAGGTCAACCGAGAAATGGCCAAGGAACACGGCCGGGACGTCCCGCCGCAGTTCCGCTGCCTGCGCCCGGGCGACGTCCATCATCTTCTCGCGCATGATCAGATTGATCTGCCCGGGCTCGAGCTTGCGTGTCTCCTCCTCGCGCAGCAGCAGCGACTTGTTGGGCCAGGGCAGGCACGCGATCTGCAGCATCAGGTGGCCTTCATCGGGCGGCGGAATGCGGGCTGGTGCAACCTGCCAATACTCGTCCGTGCCGCCACCGACATCGGTTGCCGGGATGCGCCAAACATTCAGCAGTTCCGGGAGGTCAATGACGGTGATCGCAGGCACGCCCCGCAGTACATCCAGAGCATGCCATTCCGCCGGCGAGCGCGGCATGTCGTGGTTGCCCACGATGACGACCACCGGCACTTGTGCCATGATGGCCGGCGCGAATGCATCCAGCGCGAGGTGCCGCTCCGTGGGGGAGGGCCGGGGCGTATTGAACACGTCGCCCGCGTGGAGGATCAGCTCTGCGCCGCGCTCGATGGCATCAGAGACCGCGAACTGCGCGCACTCGAAGAAGTCGATGAGGCGGGCATTGAGCCCGCTCTCGGGATCGATCCGATTGCGGGCCGGGCCCAGGTGCCAATCCGCGGTATGGGCGATCCTCATTGCGCACCGCCTTCCGCGGGCTGGGGCGCGCCGAACCACGCGGGGCCGCTTACGTGCTTGCCGACGATCGCATCGGCCAAGGCGGTGAGTGATGGATAGACGCGGCCATCGTGCTCGATGCCGTTCTCCACGACGACCGCCTCATACCGGACGCCCTTCCATTCGCGGGAGAATCGCGTCCCTATAGGAGGCAAGCGCCGGTGCCGCGGCGTCGCTCCGGTCCCGCTCCCCGCCGCCCCGCGGGCATGCCTGTCCTGCGTGCGCCGGTCATAGGCCTCGATGCATCGGTGGCAGAGCTTGTCGCTCCCGCGGAGCCACACCATCAGCCGGATGGTGCGGCCGCATTCCGTGCAGGTCTCGCGCTCGTGCTTTTGGAGGCTGCGGACCGATGCGTTCATCCTGCACCGCCTTGCTGCCGCTGGCCCCGGCTGGCGCACTGCTGACTGCAGAACTTGCGCTTCTTGCTTATCGGCGCCTCGAACAACTGGCCGCACGACCCACAAGTAATCCGCTCTCGCCGGTGGCCATATCGGGCTTGCATGGTTTGCGCACGGTTGACGGTGCGGGCGCGTATGCCTTCGGCGGTGACCTGCGAACGCATCATGTCGCAATGCCGCTGCCTTTCCTCGGGGGCCACCTGCGCGATGCGTTGGTTGCTGTGGATGCGCATATGGCACGACGCGCATAGGGCTATAAGGTTTTGGGGCGCGTGATTCCGCCGGTTGCCATCCCGGTGATGAACGAGCGCAGCCGGCGCGCCGCAGTGAGCGCAGGCGCCTTGGGTTGCGGCGAGTGCGAGGTGCTTGTTGCCGCCAAAGCGTCGACGATTGTCGTATGCTGCGAAGTAGTCTCGCGAGCTCATCGTGCGTTCCCCTGCCCGCGTTGACATTGATAACACAGGTTGCGGCCCCCGAACTGCTTGCGGCCGCGCTCGCTCTGACAGAAAGCCAGCTCCTTCGGAGTGAGCTGGCCCTGGCATGCGAAGCAGAGCACCATATCGTCGAATCCCTGCTGGCCTTCCGCCGGTGTCACCTCGCCGGTATCCGGATCGACTCGTTCGCCCGGCTCATCGGTCGGAGGCTGCTGCTCTTCGTCGCCTCCGTTGTCGCCGGGCCCCAGGTCGGTTGCCTTCGAGAAGTCCGGCGGCGGCAGCGCAGGCTGCGGCGCGGTGGCCGCCCCGAAGATCTCCGCCGCGCTGGCCATGCCGCGGCGGCGCACCTCCTCGACGCTCATATCCGGCTCGACGCGGACGGCGAGGAAGCCGCGGGCCAATTCCTGCGGCGCGTACGCGGCCTTCACTCCGACCTGGCGGATGACCCGCAACATGGCCTTGGTCTCTGCCAGGGAGAAGCGGTCGCGGAAGCGCTTGTGGAATTCATCCGCGACGCGGGCGTCGTATTCACTCTCGGGGATGCGGCCCTCAGCGACTTGCTTCTTGTACAGGCGCTTGACCTCGCGCAGTTCCTCGTCCCAGCACCAGTATCTGCTCGCGTAGTGGGTCTCCCATTGGCCGGCGGGATCGAGCCATGCGGCCACCGCCTTGAAGCCCACGTTGTGTGGGCACATCGCCGGCCGCTGGAGCGCACCGGCTGCTTGCACACATGCCTCGCACGGCGGCGCATCCGAGACCATCTTTGAGTCGGTCGAACTCCAGACGATCCCCTTTGCGCTCGCGATCTTCAGCAGTCCGTTCTTGCTGAGGGCGACCTTGCCCCCGCCGCTCGGCGACGGATAGACGTCACCGTCCTCGGGCTTGGGCGAGAGCCGCACCTCGATCGCGCGGAGCCGCATGCCCTCGCTCGCGAACACCACGCTGTGCGGGCCGAGCACGTTGATCTGCTCGCCGACCTTCGAGAGGTCGAGCGATTGCACTGCTTCGTTGAGCTTCACGGGCAGTTTGGAATTCACAGCCAACACCTCCATTGGTCAGGCGGCTCCGGGCCTTGGCCGGCGCCTGCCCTCCACAGCAGATTCAGCAGCCGCGCGACCGCCTGACGCAGATATGCGAAGAACGACCGCAGGCGGCTGCCCTCATGAAACCATCGCATGCGCTTGCTCCTTCCCGCGACGTGCGGCAGCCGCCGCATGTGTCGTTTCGCGCCGCTGGCGAAGAAGCGGCCAACGATCCCGGTAGTTGTCAATGACGGATGTGTGCGCCCGCGTGCGCGCCAGGTGCTCCGCGAGCTCGGCGACGTCGAATGCGCAGCCCCAATAAGCGGTGGGGCGGTAGGGGAGGAGGTCGAACGTCGGGTCCCACACCTGGCCATTGAGCATCGTCCAGCCGTGCCACACGGGTATGAGGCCCCGAGGCATCGCCAGTCCCTCGGCATATCGCAGCCGTCCACCAGTGAGGAGCACAGCCCGCTGCGCATTCGCATAACATCCGCGCTGCTGCGGCTCCAGGCGGTCGCTCAGCTCCAGGAGCAGTTCATCCAGCCCCGCCGGTTGCTCACGCTTGCGGACCATCCACCTGCCGTGCTCGAGCAGATACTCGTAGATGCTGGCGTAGGCATAGCCGCGGGAGCGCATGCCGGCGTTCCCCTGGCTCATCATGACGACATGCGACGCCAGGAAGCCGGCCAGGGTGTGCTGCAGGGCGGTGGCGGGAGCCATGCGCTCGACGATGCGGTTGACTTCACCCATCGTGACCTTTCGCACGTCAGCCTCCCTCCTCGCCGTTCGCGGCAGAGGGATTGTGATCGGGGTCATTGGCATCGCACAGCATCGGGGTGATCCCGCGCTGCTCGAGCCGCGCGAGGAAGCCCTCCTCTTCGGCCTGCTCGCGCGAGATGAGCTGCTCGATGCGGGTGGGGCGGAAGAGACCGAAGATGCCGAGGCCTGCCTTCACGCCGGCGCAATCAGCGCACTCGACATCCGAGCCGCCGACATCCGTACTCACATGTACGCGGCCCGCGCCGTTGCACGAGCTACAGGGAATGGCTTTCGGGTGCGCGAGCAGCACCCAGGTCGTCCCGACTTCGAAGCCCTTTGGCACCGCGCCGATGCGGCGCGAGATGCCCTGCGCTATCCCCTCATGCACGAAGTCCGCCGGCGTCGGGTAGAACTTCGCGCCCACCCAGATCAGGCCGACCTTGCGCTCCAAGTCGGCGGCCAGGTTGCGGATACCGCACAGGGGATCGCACAGTTGATGATCGTGGACTCTGCCGCAGCCGCGGACATCATCGGGCTGCAGCACCATGCGCGCCTGTGCCCAGGACCAGCCGATTTTCTGCTTGACACCCTCGTTGCAGCATGGACAGACCGACAGCGCGCGCGGCAGCAGGCCGCATTCGTGGGCTGGCCCGTCCGAGACGAGGTACAGCCCTCCCAGCTTGCGATAGCCGCAGCCGCGCTTGACCTTCGGCTCCAGCCGAATCTGGTCAACCGTCAC